AACTTTGACACTGCGCCCTGGCTTCAATGTCTTTCCCAGCACCATCCGGTTGTGGGGGGTGACGTCGTTGGTGGGGTCGTCGGTGACATTCCAAACACGAACCGTAGACATGTCTTACCCCTCTCCCTGCACTTCGGCAGCTTTGAAGATGGCATCCACCACCGACTGCTTGCTCGCCATCTTCTCCGGCTTTTTCACGCCGTACTCCTTGGCGAGGCCGTTGAGATCCGAGCGGCTCTTCTTCAAGAGCTCGTCTTCGGTGAGGGATTCCTCTCCACCTCCTTCTCCAGCAGACGGGGTCGGCACCTCCTCACGCGTGAGGTTGACCGTGGCGCCCGCTTCTTGGAGCCCCATGATCAAAGAGGTCGCATCCCCTTCGCCGGCGAACCGACGCAGCTCCACAGGGAGCTTACCAAGCTCACCCAAGTTGGTGATGCTCATGCCCAAAGACTCTCTGAGGATCCTCACAACAGCTGTAGGCTCCTTCCCGGCGTCCGTAAGGGTTAGCACCCATGGGTCGGTTGCAGCCGCAGGGGGTAGAGCATCCGAAGGAGCAGTGTTCTCGACTTTGTCGGAACCTCCCACCGGGTCCTGCTGCAGGCCACTCTCGTCCAGGACGAACCCGAGCTCTTTCGGGGGTGGAGGTGGTTCAGCTCCGGCCGCTTTGGCCGCTTCGACCGCTGCCTTGTGGGCCTCTTTGGCCTCCTCGTTTCGTTCCTTGACGACCTGGTCGCCTAGCTCAATGAGCCGGGATTTGAGGTCGTTGTAGGAGACTGGGAACTCAGTCCACGCGTCGAGGATCTCGATAGTCCCGACTCGGACGTACTCCATCAGTCTCCGGTGATTGTCGACAAAGGCTCGGAGGTCGAGCTCGGTGAGCCGCTTCTTCCCTTTGCGACGGATTCGGCTGCCATCGTCGAGCAACACGCCTTGGCGTCGGTGCCCAGAACGGGCGGCGCGCATCGTTCGGGTCCTCGGGCTGCGCCCCATGTGGCGCACCAGGACGTGGTGTAGGGGGCGCTCGCAGGTCTTCTTGAACTCAGCGTCCGCCTCCTCTTGAGCTGCTTCAGCAGCCTTTTTGGCCTCGGCAGCCTCAAGCCGTGTCTTCTCAGCCCGGAGTGCCAGGAGCTTCTCTCGGCTCTCATCGGGACTCGCAGCAGTCTTGTCTTCCGACATCTGGGGTCTCCTATGTCAAAAGCCCCTGGGTCTGGGCAGGGGGACCACCCAAACCCAGGGGCCATGTCCAACAACCAGCAGCAAAAGCTGCGAAATACCTAGACGATCTCGACGTCCGGGTAATGGAGACCCGCGTCCACGCGGTTGTTCTCCGCACCCAGATCCTCTTCCGCCGACGGCAGCTTCGCCTCATAACCGGTGTCGGCCTGAGTCGGGCGTACCGAGCCGCGGTAGAGCTCGAGCTTCCGGCAAGACGCGATGTTGATCACGCCCATCCCGATGTCCTCCCAGCTCTGCCACGTGATCACATTCGCGATCTTGTCGATGTAGAACTTGGTGTTGTTCAGGATGTAGAACTTGCCGAAGAACTGCGGCGCCGTGAACACGTACACGTTGCCCGGCCGGAGGATGTCGGTCTTCACGGTGCGGATGACCTTGCGCCCCAACAGGGTGTTGTACTTGTAGCCGTCGACCGTGGTCTCCGACTGGATCTTGTCGCCGAAGTCCTCGACGGTCCACTGCAGCACGTCGTCGTGGTCGACCTCAGTGATGAGAACCCGCTCGCTGCGCAGACGGTTGCCGTCCAACAGCTTGAACAGGCTCACGAAGTCCGGACGCTGAATGGGACGGACCAAGAAGTCCGTACCATCGGCGGACAAAGCCAATTCACCCTTCACCACAGACACGACCTGAGCGTTGGCGTTCAGGGCGCGAATGTTGGTGGCATTGTAGGCCACCGTGGTGGTGGTGTTGACCTCGGTCTGCAGCGCCTGGATGCCAGACTCGCAGTGACGGAGGGCCTCACGGTCCTCAATCTCCTGGATGTCCTTCACCGAGTTGTCCTCGATGATCTTCGTGATCGGCATCTCGTAAGCCAGGAGCTCCTGCTCCGTCTTCTCGAATTTCTCCGAGGAGATGGTGAAGAAGGGGATCTCGGCCTTCGGGCCCCGGATGTACCGAGCCGTCGGCTGATCACGGAACGTGATTGCCATGGCGCGGCTCTGGGGCTCGACGTCCACGATCTTGACCAACGTGTCGTGGTTGACCGACCGCTGGCAGTCCGCACGCGTCACGTTGTCCGGCGGCACGATGTGACGCCAGAATGACACTTCACGCAGCCGGTCACGGATCCAAGACCCGCCAAACTGGCTGAGTTTCTCTTTGCCCTCGGGCGACCCGGCCCGCTCGTTGAACATTTCAACGGTTGCTTGCGCGATACTCATGATGATCTCCTCTGCTTTCTTCCGCGTTGACTCAGCTTCTCAGCCTACGGGTTAGGCGCGGATGAACCGCAGATAGCCGTTGTTGTTCGCGGGCAGCCGTGTGACATACCCAACCACGAGCTCGGTGCCGGCCGGCGTTGCCAAAGCTCCCATCAGACCGCGGCGCACGATCCCGCCGACGTCGATGTCGCCGACGAACAGCGCCTGGCCCACGGCACTGATGCCGTTGGCCGCTGCCGCGTCCATGATGATGGTGTCGGCCTCGTAGAAATTCCCGTAGAGAAACGGGCCTTTCTCGATGGCCTGGGTGTCGCTACGGCCCGACTCCGCGAAGAACGCGAAGGATGGGACCGTGGCGATGTCCTCGGCGCCGGCGCCAGCGGTGCCGTCGCCGCCACGGGCCATCTTGTAGGCCGTGTCGAGCTGCAGGAACTCGCCATCGACCAACGGACGTGCGTTGGACGGCTTCAGAATCGCGGGGTCGGCGAGCGTGAACGGACGCCGGTGAATGGTCTGGAACTCACTCACGAGTTTGAAATTGACTGCCATCTTCTCCTACCTCCGATGAAGGTTTCTGATTTCGGTTTCCTCAACCCTTTGTGGGTTACAGGCCATCTTCGGACGCTTCGCCCGTGTTGATGAACGTGATGAAGGGGTGTTCCCCTACACCCGGAACCTCACCCACACCGCCGAAACCCTGACCCTGAGGGGCCGCGAGCTTGACGGCCTCGGCCGTGACTTCGAGGTTCGGAACCTTCCGGAGGTGTGCAACCTTTTCTGCCAGGTTGAACTGATCCATCAGGCCCTTTTCCTCCATTTCACGGGCGAGTTTGACGACCCGGGCATCGTGCGCGTTCTTCTCGAGCTTTCCCTTCAGCTCGAGGTTCTCGCGAGTCAGGTCCCGAATCGCAGTGCCCGCCTGCTTGAGGAGGGCCGCTGCGTCATTTGAGCTGATCTTTTGCATTGGCTTGATCTCCGATCCTTGCAAACGGTCACTTAGGTCATGGCGGGAGTGGGTGGCGTCGAGGTCCCCATCTGACCACCACCGCCTACCATCGGCGGGGCCATCGGTTGGGCACCCATCTGTCCATCCTTCTCGTCGCCAGCTTCAGGTGCGGCTTCCTCAGCAGCTGCGGCATCCATCGCCTCAGCTTCCTGAGCTGCAGCTTCACCCTGCTCGGCCAAGATAGCCTCAGCCTCGGCTACCTCTTCGGGCGTCACGCCCGCCTCGGCAGCCGCCAGGGCCTCATCCGACACCTCCGGGGCAGCTTCCACTGCCTCTTCTTCGGTCACGGGCTCCTCTTCCCCGGGGGGAAGACCGCCACCTGGTGCCATGTCCGGATCTTGCGCCAGCTTCGCGAGAGCCGCGAGCTTTTGCTGTCCGTCCGGTGAAGCTGCGAACTTCCGCAGCAACTCTCTGGCTGCATTCGCCTGAGCCGAGGAAATCTTCACGCCCGCAGAGGAGGCATTATCCAACGACTGCTGGAGAGTTTTGTCGTGGGCCGCCGACATCGACGGCTCCGTCAAGAGCTCCGTGAGAGCGCTCTTGTTCTGGCTCTTCGCCGACCGCTTCGTTGCGTTGATGGCAGCCTCATTGCTGGCCAACAACTCACGGCCGCCGCCTTCACCAGACGTCGGAGCGGTTTCCCGCGGAGTGTTGCTCCCCGCCTCGGACCCCTGCATGAGGGCGCTGGGCACACCTGGCTCCGATTGGAGCAGGGGCTCAGTCCCACCAGAGATCTGCGCGGGGAAAAGAGCGTCTTCCGCGATCTTGGTGACTGAGTCATCACCACGGTTACGGATGAACGCCAGCGCGTACTTCGGCGGGATACCCGCCTGTGACGCCTTGGTGAGCAAAGCCTCCGCTGCCGCTACTTTGACAGCCAGCTGCTGCGGAGTCTTGACGCCGTACCGCTGGAGCGCACTCGACTGCTTGAGCACATCCTCCGGCTGCTCGGGCATCATCATCTCTTGGTTGGTCTCCATGGCCGTTGCCGCATCCTGTGGATTCGGCTTCTCGTTCGGCACGGTGACCTTGGGAGATTGATGCCCCGGTGTCGCTGCTCCAGACTCACCAGCATCCAGGGACTCGCCCGGAGTGTTCGTCTCCTCCGACGGGATCGCCGTGGAACCTCCGACGCCCGTTCCCGAGTTGTCAGTGGTCACGACCGCCGGCGGATCCGATTCCGGAAGCGCCTTCTGGGTCTGGTGTTGTTGGTTGGGGTTCACGTCGCCGGTCTCGGCCATCTTTTTCAGTTGGTCGTACACCTCGACGTACTCGGCCAGCTTCTCTTGGGGGGTGCGATCATCATTGATCGCATGGATATTGTCCGCCACGAAGTCGCAGGCGTCTGCGAGCTTGCTCAATTCAGTGACTGCATACCCGCCCGCCGTTTGAGCGCTGGCCGAGGCAGTTTGAGACGGACTGGTCTGCGCGGCCGCGGTCTTGACTGAGCCCTCAGATTCCGCTGCTGCCAGCTTCTCCTTGGACTCCTGCAAGCACTGCTGCACCATCGCATGAACCGAGAGTCGTTCGCCTGCCATACTCGGTCTCCTTTAAGTTCTCACCGGCGGAGGAGGCACAGTCTTCGACGCACTCGCAGCCGTACCAAACGCCGCCGGTTGATCTTCGGTGTTCACAATCGAATAGTTGGTCGGTTTCGTAGTCAGGTCCTTAGACTTCGAAATACCTGGCTTCGGAAACACTGGCTTCGTTACCGTGTTCGAGCCCTTGGAGATTGAAGAGGTCATGACATTAGATGTCATGGCCCCAATCTTTTGGAGCTCATCCACGAACGAAGCCAGCATCAACCGATCCATCTTCGATCACCTACTCGAGGTACCCAGCCTCGGAAAGCATCGCATAGGCGCGCTCTTCCACTGCCTGGGCGAGTTTTTCCTCTTCGGAAACCTCGAACTCGACTCCGGCTTCCTTCAGCAGCTCCATGGCCCGCTGCTCGGCGAGAGCCTCGATGGCGGCAGAACTCTTCTTTTTCTTGCCGGCCGCATAGCCACCAGCTGTGCCACCAGCGGTGGCTGCCGCGCCGCCGGCGGCCAACAGCGACTTCGGGTGCTCCTTGGCAAGGCGCTTGAGGCCGCCCTTCATACCGGCCATCTCAGTGATCTCGCCACCGCTACGACCAGCCTTGTAGGTCTTGCCCGGGTCGAGCTTGCCGGCCGAGTAGGAGCCCTTCATGGACTTCAATTTGTCCGCAATCTTGCCGGCGACCCCCTTCGACTTCGCGGTACCCTTACCGAGAGCAGCCGGGAAGATTCTGATCTTGGCCTGTTTCTCGATCTCATTGGCCTCTTGGTAGAAGGAGTGAGCCATGATGCGACCCAACATGTCAGCCTCGGCGACCTTTTCTTCCTCGGTCTCCTCTTCCTTCTTCTCTTCCTTCGGCTCCTCGCCCTCTTCCTCGGCCTCTTCTTCTTTCTCGCCTTCCATCGCCATCTTCACGAGGGCGCTGTTGTCACCGAAGATCTGGTGAGCGAGCTTCACGACGGTCTCCTCAGGGAGCTCGTCCACGTTGATGCCCTCGGCCTCGCACATCTGGTCGAGCACGCGCGCCTCGGCAAGCTTGTTGATGTCGTCGGTTCCCTCATCAGCGCCGATTGCCTCGGCGGTGCCGTACATTTCTGCCAGCCACGGATTCATTGCTGATCTCCTTGATAAATGCTGAGGTGATTCCTCAATGGGAACTGAGTTCCCGGGTGATGAGTTTCACGCGGCACTTTTTCAAGGCTGATGTTCCTCTCATGCCGACGTCCCTACACATAAACGTGAGGTGCCCCCTTACCCTTCCAGATCCTGTGGCCGGTCTGTAATAGCTCCTCCACAGCTTGCTTGGCTTGGGGCGTCTTCATTACTTCACGCAAACCAGCAGCGGTACCGACAGTGGTTAACCACGGGTGTTCCGCTGCCAGGTTCTGGATCATACCTAAATTCTCGCCGCTTCCTTTTCTGTCCCGCAGGTGCGCTGAGTACATGAGCGCCAATGGAACAGAACCTAAGACCACAGCGAGGGTCTTCGGGTCTATTTTCTTCTTCGATGCGGTTTTTCCAAACAAGTCTGCCTCATCGAGTCCGTAAATCTCTGCCTTCAATGACGGTAGGTCCGAGATCACTCTCGGGGCCTGGGCCGCCAGCTTCAATTGCTCAGATCGGTACCAATTGTAGGCTGCAGAGACCTTGGATAGAAGCGGAGAATCCACCTCAGTCTCTGGTTGAAGAGCTTCCGGCTTGGAGATAGTGATGCGAATGATTCTCCGACGAGCAACTGGCCCAAAGTAAGACTTCCCTTCTAGCAGCGGAAGCAGCGCCTTCATGATGGCGCCGCTCAAACTCTCTGGACTCAGTCCTTCACAAGGAGGAGTCGACCCCTCCACGGGTTTGAACACCGCACCAGCATCGTCTAGCTTGTCAGCGAGAGGTTCCTTGCCCATGTGAGTGAGCATGATCCTCTGAAACTCCCTCGGCTTCAAAACCATGCCCATCAATGACGGGGTCGAAAGTGCAGACTCAAGAGGTCGCTTGCCGAGGGCAGACAGCGTGTCATTTGGGATGTCCGGCTCAGTGGCAGACATCAAAGGAGACACCTTGCCAACCGCCTTGTCGGGTCCGATCTCCTTCACGATGTCCGCCCACTTCAAGTGAGCCGCCGTCTTCGGGTCGTTGGACACCTTCAAGAGGTCGGCCGGTGAAAAAGGCTCAGCTACCTTCTTCTTGGCCGCAGTCTTCGTTTTGACTGGCCCCACTTGCGTATGGCGGTTGCCATCCATGTCCTTCCAGGTGCGCTCACGAAGAACGGACTGAGTTCCGCCAGCAGACGGGAACAGGTCCTCGAGGCGAAGGTCGTTGGCGTTCTTCTCCAGCGCATGGACCAGAGCAGAGGCCACCTTCTCCCCGTGGACCTCCTTCTTCATGATGGCCTTCTTGAACAGCGGGAAGGCCATCGACGTGATCGATCGGAAGAACTTCGGGCTGTCGTAGTGAGCGAGGTAGGCTTTCTTGGCATCCTCCGCAGAGGAGAACCCCACCATCACCTTGTCCTCGTCGTACTTCCCTTTGTTGGGGCCGTGGATGAAATTCTGGTGGACGATGTAAACGTTCTCGGCATTCCGGTTGGGGCCCACGTAGACGTCAAGCTTGTCCTTGTCGACCCCGCGTGTGCCCACGAACTCCCCGTAGGGGATCTGCATTACGGTGCGCCACTTCTTGCCGTTGGCGCCCTTTCCCTCGCGCCCGTCGCCGGGCTTGTTCTCGACGTGTTTCATGAGACCTCGTAAGATG